AGTCCAAGTATCCCCGCTATCTGCTCTCTTTCCGTGAAGAATCACAATATCGTCATTTGATTTAGGGTCTTTCGTTATTGAATGACCACGTTTCCTGACCAATGCAGCCATCATCTCAGTACTCATACCCATTTTCCCGCTCACCATGTAGAAACCTCCATTTAGGCCTTCAAATGGATGTATTCCCAGCGATTTGCAACGAGCAATGATTGTATGTATTCCGTCTTCACCCATTTTAGCGTAATGCTTAGTATTCATTAGCTTCTTGCAAGTCTCTTGAATCTTGTCTAACTCAGCTAATTGCTTGCTGAAATCGTCTTGTATTACTAATTCGTTAGCCATTGTATTTATCCTCTGCGTAATTATTTTCGTTTTCTTCAATACATTCTTGTATAAAAAGATCTATTTCTTCTTTAATTGCAAGTTTATCAATATTATCAAGACTTAACCATTCAATAAATTCATCTGCATATATAACGCCTTCTTCTTCAGCATCTATCATCATTTGCGCAAATCTTTCTCTTGTATCGTAATCGTCTGATATAAATAAAAGTCTATTAAGCGCTTGTTGTTTACGTTCGACCATCTTGTGGTAAAAGTACATTCTCTTTGCTTCTTCTTTTTCTAGATATTTATCCATGATCATCCAACCTGTCTTTCAAATTCGTTTTCTGTTCTTAAGTCTAATTCTTTGTAAGCTTTGATTAACTTCAATTCTTCAGCCATGCAGTGTATTTGCCATGACATGACTTCTAATTCACTGCATATTTCTTCTGATTGCTTTTGTTCTTCGATTGCATACTCTTCTAAGTTTTTGCACAGTTTATTTGCTGTGTCTATTAGGTCTTGTAATTCTTGATTCATATTTAACCTATTGTATTGTGTTTAGATCTTTATCTCAGCACTGCTACGACTTTCAAGATTTGACTATCAAGGAGACTGTGCTTTGATGTAAACCAATATATCAAACGTAATGTATTTATGTCAACATGGAAAAGATAAATAAGTTTACAATTGATCTAAAATATTCATCATGTTACATTGGTTCCATAAAAAGGGGACTAATATGCATAAACTTAAAGAATATTTGTTTTATAAAAAAATTAGCATTACACAATTCGCTAAAGAATTAGGTGTAAGTAGAATTCACATGAGCCGCGTTTGTAGAGGAGTAGATATGCCTTCTTTACTTTTAGCTAAGGCTATTGAAAGGGTGACAAATTCAGAAGTTACAGCAGATTATCTAATGGAATACAAAGCAGCTTAAAGATTTAAGTTTTCTTTAACATTTCTTTACAATTTAGTGGAAAAATTAATAATGCAGGAGTAAGGTAGAAAAACGTTTCTCTTGATACAAGAAACTTATAGCTTTACAAAAAAGAAAAACCGATAGGTGGTCTATCGGTTTTAACGAAAATCTAAGATGAAACTTTAAGGAGTAGAAATCTTAGATCCAACAACCTTTTTACGAGGATGTCTTAATGCTACGACATACAGCAATTATTTTACAATCTTTTATTTTCGACCTCTATTTTAAGGGGGTGAAGAGATGAAAGTACCCGAAAGAGTTTATTTTTCACGCGAACATGCTATTAAATTCGGGGTAGAAATATCCGTATGGATTTGGTATTGCAAACAGTATTATATAAAAATGTTCGATTCTAGGGATATGGAATTTTTAATGCCTTTCCTAACTAACCATCAAATTAGAAATCTCATTGATAAAATGAAAGATTTCAATATTTTAGATGAATTCAATTTTGAAGAAAAAAATGCAGTAGACTTATTAAAATCAAAATCACCGTCTATTTTTCATAATTATGAAGGTAAATTTTCTCATTGTGAATGGTGTAAATCACAAACTCTTCTTTTACATAAACATCATTATCCAAAGAGAAAAAAGGATGGTGGTAAAGATGTAGTCAAAATATGCGCCAACTGTCATCAAGAATTTCATTATATGTGTGACTACAAGAAATATTTTATAAAAGAAATAGATGAAAGAGGCGATTTATGCTGATTAGAACGTCTAAAGACAAAGATCATCCTTATGTAATGCTTAATAAAACATTTCTTGATGACGTAAATTTATCTCTTAAAGCAAAGGGTCTTCTTGCTTATTGCATGTGTAAGCACGACGCATGGGAATTTCACATAGATCAATTAGTTAAGGTTCTTAAAGAGGGAAAGGATGCTATATATGCAGCTTTCAAAGAGTTAATTAATCATGGATATTGCGTAAGAACTCAAAAAAGAGACTCTCACGGTAGAATGGCAACATCCGATTATATTTTATTTGAAACTCCTCAATCTACAGAGATAAAAGAGAAAGAACCGAAAGCCATAAAACCGTATACGGAAAACCCGGTTACGGTAAATCCTCTTACGGAAAACCCGCCACTAATAATAATGAGTATTAATAATAATGAAAGAAACAACAAACAAGAGCCTGTTGTTGTTCCTTCATTCATTCAAGAAATACAAGACCTATCGGATGAAGAAAAAAAATCTCTTTCAAAGTTTCCGCCAGAACGTGTAATGCTCGCTATTGAGTTCAACAAGAAAGAGAAGCCGACTCATTCTAAGATTCAGCAGATGATTTGGCATTGTAAGCAGAAGGAACCACCTCAACCATCCGCTAAGAGTAAAAAGAATCACTTGCATGATTATTGCGTAAATTACTTTGGGTCAAGGAAGTCGAAAACTTGTGAGGTGATAATTACGAATGATTGTATATATTTTACGCCAATTGAAGGGGTTGATCAAACGCCAAGAGATATTAAGTTCAACGAAGAATCAGCAACAGAGAAGATATCAAGACTGTGTGACCACTATAGATTCAAGTAAACAAATATATCGTCACCAAAACGAAGTAAACCACCAAATTTAACGTTTTAAGAATAACATCGGATCAAGAAATGTCAGATTCAGAAAAATACATCGAAAAATTGACAGAATATGAAAAATCTCAGATCACAGAAGATGAATTAGAGATTGCACAAGAACTTTTCAATCTTGAGATTAAAGAAACAGCCAATATTTTAGACGAGACATACCACAGTTCTCCGTAATTACCGGACAACTCAAACAAATGAGGACAAAATGAAAGATTGCTTTTTCAGAGAATTGAAAGACGAGATGCGAAAATCATCGGAAGAAAGACAGAACTCATCTTTGAATGATACTTTGACATCACAAAAAATTGAAAATTTACATAATATGATAAAAAATCTATTTGAATATTATGTCACTTTATCAAATAAGTTTGAAGGTATGAAAAACACATTAAATTTTCATTCAGATCAAATTGAATCATTAGGTCTTGTTGTTTATAAAGATGAGAGGGATGAAGAAGAAGATGAAGAAGATGAATCGGAACTTCAAGATTCTTTAAAGTATATTCAAAAATTAATCGAAATTCATGGTCTTGAAGGGAGAATTAAAGCTGTTCTAAATGATGAATAAAAAAACCCTGGAAAGACTCCAGGGCCCGAACCTTAAAAACATGAAACAATATGCATTTTCATATTGCATAACGAATTATTTATCTGCAAGTGACTTTATGACAAAAACAACAACATTCAATATTCCTATTAAAACAGTCAGTGAAAGCAATTCGTCAGAGAACTGGGTTAAGAAAGCGCATAGGCATAAAATTCAAAAATGGTTAGTAAGAAAGGTCTTCTGTGATAATCAATTTGAGTTTAAGCTTCCGTTAATCATTACAATGATCCGTATTGCGCCAAAATCACTTGACCAATGGGATAACCTTCCTATGTCCATGAAATGGATTCTGGATCAAATCTGTGCGGAAATAACAAAAGACTTCAGGCCAGGAAGAGCGGATGATAATAAAGGTATCACTGTAAAGTACGATCAGAGAAAAGGTAAGGTACGAGAATATTATGTAGAGGTAACTATCGAGGAGTCATGACTTTCTTGCTTTATTTGTTAAATAAAATTATATGTATTATTGATTCGTTTACAAAACCTAGGAATCCATTTGTATGAGCTTATTTAAATGTATGTTTGTTCCTTTGATAATTGCAGGATTGATTTTAGCTCTTTATCTTTCATCTTGTACGTATTCGATTAACATGATTCATACGCAAGGTCAAGCTTCAGATGTGGTTGATGAGACTCAAGCTGCAAGTCCTGATGTTGATGCTAATGTGAGTATTCCTGCTTTATGATTCCTAACTGGTCTTTTGATAGATTCTCGCTTAAAGACGATGCTACATACTTAGTTATGTATAAGCATGCTGATGGAAGATATTCGTTACCGCATAGAGCTTACTGGGTACAAGAAGAAAATAAGTTTTATAGTTTAGAAAACAATAATTCTCATCCAATCGTGGCTGACTTTTGGATGGAAATTCCAGAAATTACATGAGATGTAAGTCTTGTAATAATTTCATTCACAGATACGAAAGATATTCTTCATTTTACTATTGCATAGGATGCGATAAAACATATGGATACAACGATAAAAATAAAGCCGAAAGCAGATCATCCGTGGAGAAAAACAATATCAGTTAACACAGTAAAGAAACAGAAAGTCATGAAAGAAGAGATTAAGAAACGAGGAATTAAGTGAATCAAGATAATCTGATGACAGTTTCTCAAGCGATGCATAAGTATTGCATTACAAGACAGGCTATTTATCTAAGTATTTATAATCATCGTTTGAATGCAATTAAAGAAAACGGAAAATGGATGTTGACTGATCGTTGGTGGCAAGATTACGTGAATTCTAAACATAATCGACTTTATACTCTAAGAAAAGGAAAGAAAATATACGATTTAGATAAAGGACTTCTATCTCCTGGAATGGTTTCTGAAATATTTAAATTAGATCGGCAAAGAATATATCATCTGATTAGAAAAAAAATACTGCCTGCTAAAAAATGCGGTTCTTCTTATATTATAAAAAGACAAGATGTTGAAGCAAATAAAGATTTGATTTTTTACAAAAAATTTAAGAGACCCAAATGCACGAAATCAGAAATGTCAGTATAAAAGATCTTGTTTTGCTTAAAGATAATCCAAGGAAGATAACTAAAGATGAACTTAATAGATTGTGTGATTCCCTCATTAGTGATCCTGGGTTTCTTGATAGTCGGCCTATACTTATTAATGAAGTAGACGGAATTCTAAATGTATACGCAGGAAATCAACGTGTTCAAGCTGCTAAGAAATTGAAATGGAAAGAAATTCCTTGTATTGTAGAGAAAGATCTATCACTAGATTTAATGAAATCACGTGTATTAAAGGACAATAAGCATGCTGGCGAATTCGACTATGACTTACTTGCTAGTATTTATGACATTGATGAACTTATTAGCGTTGGTTTTACTCCTGAAGAGTTACATTTGAATCTTGAGCATGATGAATTAGATTCTAAAGATGATGAAGAAAAAGAAAAGAAACTAAAATGTTGTCCTAGTTGTGGGCATGAATTCTAAGGTGAAATTTGAGTAGGCCTGAAATAGAAATAGATTGGAACAGAGTAGATCAAATGCTTATAGAAGGATGCATTGGAACTGAAATTGCAGCTAAGTTTTGTATGCATCCGGATACTTTATATAGAAGAGTAGAAGAAAAGTTTAAGATGGGTTTTACTGCCTATAGTACTGAAAAGAGATCTATTGGTGACTATCGTTTAAGACAGAAACAATTTCATAAAGCAATTGAAGGAGATAATACTCTTTTAATATGGTTAGGAAAAAATAGATTAAAACAAAAAGAAAACCCCGATCAAATCGAATTCAACAATGCCATCGCAGAGAAATTCGATTCTGTTATGAACTTGTTAACTAAGTCTCAAGTTTCAGATTTAAGTATGGCGGAAAGCAATATCAGCAATGCCGATAAATCCATGTTAGAAACAGGTGAAGACATCGCATAAACAGGGAGTCTTTCAATAGAAGCATTCATTTCGTCTAGCATTTCTATGAGTTCTTTTCTTGTTGGCTTTACGAATTCGTCACTCATTTAATTTTACTACTTTGGGTTTTAATGGTTTTTCAGGTCTATCTCTACAAAAACAACACTTCTCAAATCCACAATTCTTTTCATTCCAAATATTGCATCGCTTGCAATAGTAAGCATCATGTTTTTCATTATATGAAAGCTTTTTTTTACATTCTTTACAATTAAACATAAGATCTCCATGTCTGAAAAAAAACCATGTCAAAAACAAATTGAATTAATCAATAAAAGTATTGAAAAGTGGAGAATTCTTCACAATGGAATTAGATGCGGGAATCCCATTCATCTATATTTAAAGGGTAAAAATGAGTAATAAAGACGCATTCTCACCCAAACAACTAGAATTTATCAAGTGTTGTACTAAAAAATGGAATCTTGCTCATGGTTCAGTTCGGACAGGGAAAACGGTATGTACTGTTTTTGCTTTTATGCATGCTGTATATATGTGCCCTGATTCTCAGATATACATCGTGGGTCACACGTTTGATACAGCATATAGAAACGTAGTTCGGATGCTAATGGAATCGCCTGAGATGGCTATATTTCGTCCATTTTGTACTTGGTCAGGAAAGAAGCTTTACTTTAGAGATAAGGTTATCACAGTTCTTGGAGCTAAGGATGAAGGGGCTATTGGTAACTTTCAAGGATTAACAATTTCTCTTGTATATTGCGACGAGATGACTCTGTATCCTGAATCTATTATTGATATGATTGATTCTCGTTTATCTCTTCCTCATAGTCGTGGTTTTGCAGCAATGAACCCAAGTCATCCGAAGCATAAAGTTAAGCAATGGATTGATAAGTCTATTCAAGGAGATCCAAATTATTACTCACTTCACTTTACTCTCTCAGATACTCCTTACGTTGCGGAAGATTATAAAAATCGTATTCGTGATAGTTCCACTGGTATTTTTCATAAACGCAATTACTTGGGGTTGTGGTGTCTTGCTGAGGGGGCTATCTTCGACTTTTTTGAACCTAAGATATATGTTACTTCAAAGCCGCCTGCCGCGGCAGAGTATTGGGTGGCTGGCATTGATTATGGCGCCTCCAACCCATTTGCTTGTTTGCTTATTGGAGTTTCTACGGGCCGTTATACTCAAACTGGAAAGATAATGTGGGTAGAAAAAGAATATTATTGGG